TAATAGAGGGGCCAGTCCCACCCAGAGCCGGATGGGAGTCGAAGTTTGGGTTGTTATTATCCGCCTTTACAGGAAAATTAATAATTGGCTTTATTGCCTCTTCTTCCTCTTCAGTTTTAGCTAAAACAGCCGCTTGAGCCGGCGTAACTCCAGTTTCTGCCACACTCTCTTGTATATCAGTGGGAACAGAGCCAGAAATTGCTTCGTTTAGTTTTTCCATGACATCTCTCATATTAGTTGGGGTAAGCCACTTACCCACCTCATACATAGTAAGTTTATACTTAATAGGTTCGCCAGTAACTTCATCCAACACAGCCTGGTCATGAATAAGTCCAAGCCAAAGAATACGACGAACATCTGTCATAGAACCCTTAGTTAACGCTATATTAGCTTCATCCATAGATCCATAAAGACGTTCCATCTCGGCAAAAGCATTCAGGTCATAACGAACAAAACGCTCTACACCAAGTGGGTTACCTGCCGCATCATTGCCCTCTGGAAAGACACCGATAGAATAATAACCCCCACGAATGTCATCTAATTTATCAGCCATTTATTATAACCTCCTCAAGTTATATAGCAGAATAGCTGAGGATCTACGAACCCTCAGCTAAACTGCATCATATTAATTAGGTAACTGTAATTGCCTGGGTTGTGGTCTTAGTTACACCTCCATAAGCAAAACCAATTATGACAGAAGTATCACTTGTTGCAAGCGCCCCTGCTGGATTATAGGTACACGAGCCAGTAACAATTTCAGTTGTGGTGTCGCTATATGTGGCGGTAACAACCATCCCTGCAGGATCAAATGTTTGCCCTGCAGTATAGGTTATCTTTGTTGGCACATGCGTAATTGCAATCGAAGACAGTGTCTTTGCGGTGATAATCGGCGATACCACAGACGTAAACCAATTAGTGATTATCGTCGGCGAAATATTAGTGTCATCTGAATCAGCCTCAGTCTGCCACACATCATCATAGTCTCTCTTAACAAAGGCCCCTGTAATTGTAGGTGTCTTATATTCGATACTATCACCTTTAGTGGCATTATCAGTTTCACCATCGGTAAATTTACCCTTGTATAGCCACGTATATCTATAATATCCGTTACTCTTCAAGGAACGATAACCGACCGCAACATAAGGCGGTGTATCGGTAGAACGCTTTGTTAACATTCCCCCCTGATACGTATGTCCAAGCAGTTCAGCCGAAATTGTTGCTGGAATATCGGCCAAATTCAACTCAAGACTAATATTACCTATTGTGGCGGCGGAATCATAAGGACCATCATCAGCAAACAGAGTTGCCGAACTTGAATTAGGATTAACATTAGCCGAAATAGCCCCGCTGATTTTTACTGGAGTATCATAGGTGGCCCCTGACAAGTCATCCGTAAGCATCTTAGCGTAATGTACATCACGCAAACCAATTGTTGCCATTAATAAGTTCCTCCTTCCTAAAACATCTTAGTTTTAACCGGAAAATTTAATGTATAAAGATAATTACCTTTATCATCCTGCCCCGATGGTATTGGACCATTCTGTGCATCAAAAATCACATAGTAGCCATTAAAGTCCTCAATTAACTCAGGACGATTGATTAAAAACTGCCACAGTTTATAGATATCGTTAAACACCTTACTATGACTCTTATTGCGGGCAATGACTTGGATCCTATACACACCAGCCTGCTTTCCAACCAACATAGGTACGTCTGTATCATAAATCTTAGCACACCATACGTTATTAGGTTCAGCCGGTAAGTACTGTAAATAAGTTTTTTCACGCTCGATGTCAGAAGAAGTAACCTCTGCTGGCATCACATCATTAGTAGCAAAAAACGCAACCAGATCATTTAAAAACGCCATAGCATTCCTCCTTACAAAGCAGCCTTGATACTAAGCGCCAAATCATGCAAGTATGACTCAGTACCGTATTGCCTAACAGTCAGTTCAAGCCACTTATAGCTATTTGGATGTGATGCACGATAAATTTCATGCACCTGCGTAGCGTAAGAAGATGTTGCCTTCCCTGTACGTGGATTAGGAGTAGAGTCACCATACCCAATGGTACGCCGTAAAAGCGAAGCGGTATTCTGATTAGAAATTTTACCACTAGATGCAAGTGCCCCCGTAACTCTTGGAACGCGATCTTGGGCCTGAGCAAATGCTGTTTCTGCCGCCGTTGTTATACTATTATTTGCAGCATTAACTACTCTTTGTGTAGCCACAAACAAAGCTTGACGAAAAGATAAAACACTCCCCGGTGTAAGGGACATTGTCACCATACTCATGGTAAATATAATATCCCTATAACTTGTGCGGCCTGTCTACCTCGATATACTTTACGAGCGATTATACGCTGTTTTGTAGCATCTAAACATGTCACTAAGGAAGTAAGAGCTACTGCTTTAGCTTCATCCCCTTTTAAGTAAATCTGCATATTAGATAACTCTTCTTTTCCCATAGCATTAATTACTACGACAGCATTCTCGTAAACATAACCAAGATAATCTACCGCTGTACCCTCAACTGTATCTCCCATACTATCAGGATTACCTTGAGGATAAATTGTCACAGGAGTAACAAATAATGACTCAAGGATATCTAAACGAATTTGTTGAGCCAAAGTCACCAACTCCCATCATATTATAATAAAACAAAGGGGGTGTTGTAGGCGGCAGCATTATAGGGGCAGATACCGATGTAAGTTGTGCCTTTAATTCCCCTAACATCTTAGCCCAATAATCATAAGCCGATCTACTAAGGGTTTCAGAATAAGGACCTACCTTAAAATCAGGCTTTGATGCAATTCGAGGAAGTAAAGCGGAAACACACTCAATACAAGTATGCACAATATCATTGGAATTGTTACTCAATGAATATTGAATTTCCTCATCTTGGAAAGTAGCTGATGCTTCAATTGTATCACCAAGACGATAACGCACCTGGTACGTAGGATTAGTAGTTAATTGTGCAACATTATAAGAAAAAGCCATTACAGCTACCTCCTTTCAGGTTACTTTGACGTACCAGGGGTGGTTTTATTAAGTAGGCTAAAATCCGCGGACTTAGTACCCTTTTTTGGAATTTCATTGATTTTCATTGCTTTAGCCGCTTTAGCTGCTTCATCGACTTTCGTCAATTCAGCTGCTTCAGCTGCTTCAGCTGCTTCAGGTACCTCATCCTGTATCACCGGGGGTTCTACTTCAAGGATCTTCAGCTGTTCTTTCACAGGAACCTCGATAACAGCACCTCCCGAAAGAGGTGTCGTTATCGGTGTTGGTTCAAGGGGTTCAAGCTCGGCGGACACCGGATCCTCAACCTCACACTCTCCAATTCGGCTATTGTAAATGCTACGAGCCTTATCATGGTGCGTGAAGTTCTCGGGAAGCAGATCTCCCTGATAATACATCTTACCTTTCCACTTAAAGTAAGCGCGACAAACGAAGAAGCGATGCATTAGGAGCCGCTAACGGCGTTGGAAAGGAAGGTGCCCATGTCCGCTGCGACAACCTTCATATCGTACGCTAGTTCGCACTCAATACGTTCGGTGCCAATACCCAGCTGAGGCATGGTAAATCTGTTAATACGTCCGCCCATGGCGTTAGCTCCCATCAGACCAGACCATACAAAGGTATAACCAGCTGTGGCAAGCTTAATAGCAGGAGTTGGAGCAGTGTAGCACAGCAAGACGTGATTGCCCAGAATAAACTTCATATCAGCAGACTGACCTTTGGCGTTCTTATTCTGAATGGCATTGGCCACCAGAACACGTTCAACATCGAACATCTGCGCAATCAGATCAGTAGTGACAACACCTTTCTGGGTGTATTTGACACGATCCAGGAAATCAGGATGGTTCTTAAGCGCATCATAAGCCTTACGACCCATGATCAGGGTGTTCGGACGCTTGCCGGTAACTTCGGACTGCTCAGTAGCATACGCCGTCATATCCTCGATAGGAGTGGAGTTGGCGTAGTCATCCCAGTAGATAAAATCACCAGTGCCACCGTGCGCGCCGCCAGTTTTGTCGAAGGCCCATACACCAGCCTTGAAAAAGGTATTAGCCCACTTATTCTCCTTGTTGAGGAGCAGCTTGTCAGTAACAAACTGAACGGCATCTTCATCGGGCATCAGCGGATCGTCGGCGTTGGCACGATCCTCTTCAGTGACATCTTTGTGGAAAGCATACTTACGGCAAAAGTACGTCGGCGAATTGTCAATATCGTAATCACCGCCAGCAGATTCGGTGCCAGGAGCCCTCTCTTTGGCTTCATCCCGGAACCAGTCCTCGCGCAGATAAACGAAGTATCTGTCTGACTGTTTCTTAACGGGAACCATCGGGAAGGCCTGCCCCGCAACGAATCCGGCAGGATCCTGCATATACTTCACACTAATATTAGTCAATGCTTTATCAATGTGCATATCAGAACGATTGGGCATTAATGTTTCCTCCTTTACGATTGTTAATTTAAGATTAGATTATTTGTTGGCTAATAAGAAACTCTTGTTAGCCTGTAACTGTGACTGCCTGCGAAACCGTCTTGGTTACGTTATTGTACGTATAGGAAATGACAATCGCCGTTACTGACGCAGTCAAATCTAAGGACGGAGTAAACGTCAAAGCAGTGTTGGCAATAACCGCCGTGGTAGATGTGGTGCCATCCGTAAAGGTGGCGGTGACAACCAATCCGGTCGGATCGAAATTTTGGCCTGCAGTATAGGTAATATCGGTAGGGGGTGTGGTTACCACAATACCGGAAAGCATTGAGGCGAAACCACCTTGGGTAATCAAAACAGGAATAATGTCGTTAGCTGCTGATGCGGCCTCCAAGGCGATACCGCAGAACTTGCCCGCAGCCGTGGTAACTTTGCCTCCTGCCATAGGACAGATTGGCGAACCGGCCGCAATAGGAGCACCAGCAACTGCCATCGAAATACCATTGATCATAACCGGCAGAACCTCCGTAGCGATGCCTTCACGCTGAACAAAGCCAACGATAACATCGGAAGCAGAAGTTGCCAAAACAATTGCATTACCACTCATTTTAACCGCCAAATACTTGGCAGTCATAATATTCGTGGATCTGAGGGAAATGCATTTTCCGGGATCTTCGTACATGAATTTATTCCTCCTTTACTAAATTTGGTAAAATTAGTTACCTTCGTAAATACCTTCTCTGTAGCTGTTGTACAAATCGGGATCTGCGGACAGAACAGCGCGTATTGCGGTGTTATAATCAGCTTCCGTATGTTCAGTTCGATAAGCTTTAACACGCTGCTCAAT